CCCAATAGATCCGCTTAACCCATAGGAGAATTATGGCATCAACATTTTCGAGTAATTTAAAACTAGAATTAATGACTACCGGTGAGAAGTCAGGTACATGGGGTACTATAACTAACACCAATCTTCAGCAATTAGAACAAGCCTCATCTGGCTACATATCTATAGATGTAGCATCGTCTGACGTAGCGTTAGCGATTTCTAATGGAGCTGTATCAAATGGTAAAAACCTGTACTTAAAACTAACGGGTACTCTTGCGGCGAACAGAACTGTTACAGTTCCGGATTCAGTCGAAAGAGTATACGTGGTTGAAGATGCTACGAGTAGAACATCTAATAGATATACATTAACTTTTAAAACTGTATCTGGCACAGGCATATCCTTACCTGTACAATCAAAATCAGTATTATATTCTGATGGTACAAATGTAAATTCTAGTATTGTTGAAAGAGGATATATTACAACTAATGGTACTTACACTGCAGTTGTTAATGATCAAGTAATAGTAGACACAAGTGCATCACCAGTAACCGTAACATTACCAGCATCACCTTCAGTTGGCGCAGAAGTTCATTTTATAGATGGTGGTGGAGCAGGTGGTAATTTTAATTCAAACAACTTAACCATAGGCAGAAATGGTTCCAACATCTTGGGTTCAGCATCAAACTTAGTAGTCAATGTAAATGGCGCAGCATTTACTTTAGTTTACGTAAGTGCGACTAGAGGTTGGGCTTACAAAGATAAAATATAGGAGCTACTGATGGCTCTTGTTGAGTTTAATTTTAGACCTGGAATCGATAAACAAGATACACCAGCAGGTGCAGAAAACCGTTGGGTTGATTCTGATAATGTAAGATTTAGATATGGTCTTCCTGAAAAAGTTGGTGGTTGGGCATCACTTACAACAGACACAATTGTTGGCGTTGCTAGAAAACAACATGCATTTGTAGATAACGATGGTAATAGGTACGTGGCTCTTGGAACAGATAAGTTTCTACTTATATATTTTGAAGGTCAACTTTATGATATTACACCTCTTAAAACTACATTAACATCTGCAACAATTGCTACAACAAATGGATCACCTACTTGTACAATTACAAAATCTACTCATGGTTTATCTGTTGGTGATATTGTACAACTAGATAATGTTACATTACCTGGTGGTACAGGTTTTACTGATGCACAATTTGAAGATAAAAATTTTCAAGTAATTAGTGTTCCAACAACAGGTACATTTACAATTAATCAATCTAGCAATGCAAGTGGCACTGTATCAACAGGCGGTAGTTTAAGTATAAAACCTTTTGAACCTGTGGGTCCTAGAGAACAAACATATGGTTATGGTTGGGGTATGGATCCTTACGGTAATGGTAATTGGGGTGAAGCAGCAGCTGCATCAGATGTTACACTAGAACCTGGATTGTGGTCATTAGATAATTTTGGTGAAGTTTTAGTTGCAACTATTTTAAATGGTAAAACATTTACATGGAACTCTGGTATATCACAAAGATTAACAACTCGTGCATCATCAACAACTTCTAATTTTCAAACAACAAACAATCCAACTAAAACAAGATCTACTCTTATATCACCAACAACAAGACACTTAATTCATCTAGGAACAGAAACAACAATAGGTACACCTGATTCACAGGACGATATGTTTATCAGGTTCTCGGACCAAGAAGATATTAATACATTTACACCTTCAGCAACAAACACAGCTGGTACACAAAGACTACAAGATGGCACAAAAATTATGGGTGCATTAAAAGCAAAAGAAGTTATTCTAATATGGACTGATAATGCATTGTACACAATGAAATTTATAGGTGCACCTTTTACCTTTGCTGTCGAACAAGTAGGTACAAACTGTGGATTAATAGGTCAAAACGCTGTTGTAGAAATAGACGGTGCTGCATTTTGGTTAAGTCCAAAAGGATTTTTTCTTTACGATGGTACAGTAAAATCTTTACCATGTACTGTTGAAGATTCTGTATTTGATAATTTTGATACTACTAAAGGTCAACAAGTTTCAGCAGGTTTAAATAATTTATTTACAGAAATTACTTGGTATTATCCATCATCTTCTTCAGACTACAATGATAAATATGTTGTGTTTAATTTTGGTGAATCAGCAGGAGTAAGAGGTGGTGTTTGGTATACTGGAACAGAAGCTAGAACAAGTTGGATGGATGCTACTATATATAAGAATCCATATGCAACTAAATATGATGCAAGTGCAAACGGAACATTTCCAACAGTTGTTGGACAAACTGGTTTAGGTCAAACAACTTATTTTGAACATGAAGTAGGAACTGATCAAGTAAATCCAAATGGTACAACTACAACTCTTACATCTTTTATACAATCATTTGACTTTGATCTTGAACAAAGATCAAAAGATGGGCAAGGTAGAAGTGCAGGACCTAAAGTTGCAGGTGAAGTATTTTTAGCTATGAGAAGATTTATACCAGATTTTAAAACATTACTTGGTAATGCTAAAGTAACTATTGGATTAAAAAGATACCCACAAGATACAACAAGTAATTCTTCTTACAGTCCATTTACAATTACGTCTACTACACAGAAAAAAGATACAAGAGCTAGAGGTAGATTTGCTAGTGTTAAAATAGCAAATGATGCAGCTAGTGAATCTTGGAGATTTGGGACATTAAGATTAGATATACAACCGGATGGTAGAAGATAATGGCTAAAGTAACTGTAAGAATACCAGAACCAAAAGAAGAGTATGACTTTTCAAATCAAAAACAAATCAATAGAGCGTTGACACTAATGAAAGAACAATTAAACTCAACATTTTTAGATGAATTAAAACAGGAGCAAGAGAGAATCTCTTGGTTTATCGGTGGCTAATATATATACAAACGCAAAAATAGATTTTACAGATACGTCAAATACGACTGTTTACACCAGTCCAATAGCTACAACCAGCATTATCAAATCAATAGTTGTATCTGAAGACTCTGGTAATGCAGATAGTATATCAATAACACTAACAGCTGGAGCAGCTGTATTTAATTTGTTTAAAACAAAGGCTATATCAGCTAATCAAACAGTTGAGTTATTATCACAACCACTTATAATGCAAGAGGGTGAAATTTTAAAAGCAACCGCAGCTACAGGAAATAGGTTACATATGGTTATTTCTGTGCTACAAATAAATAGAGATTAATTATGGCATTTATAGAAGAAGGAACAGTTGAATACGTAGAAATAGACGGTAAAAAAGTACCGGTTGTTAAATGCGAAGCTGAGATAATTTTAAAAAATAAAGAAACTAATCAAGAATATAACTCAGATCAAGAAGCAGAAGACGATATTAACAATCCAGATACTGATACACAAAGAGAACATATAACTAGAACTGTAAAAATTAAAGTTGCAAAGATACCAACTATCGGTGCATCTTCTGACAAGGACGAATAATGGCTATAACAAACGCACAACAGTTTAAACAATTAGTAAATCCTAGAATAGATAAAAAAAGACCTGGATATCGTGGTGATGCTGCATATGGAAGTTCTAGTAGAAGTAGTCAAGCTACATCAATAGGTCAGGCTAGAGGAGCGACAGGACCTGGTGGAGGAGCAAGTTTAGGGGATGGACCAGCAACAAATGCACCAAGTCAAGATAGAATTGCAGAAATTAGACAAGCCAATATAACTTTAGAAAATTTAAAACAAGATAAAATAGAAGAAAAACTAGAAAAATTTAGAAACTTAGGAAGTAACACTAGAAAGTTTCAACAGTTTGTTCAAAAGTTTTCACCGATTGCAATGTTTGCATCAAGGTTTGGCCCACTAAACACTAAAGACTTTTTTTTAGAAAACTTTTTAAGTTCTAAAAATGCACCTATAACTAAAGAACAATTTTCACTATTGAGTCCTAAAGAACAAGAAGATCTTTATCAAAATTATTTAAGAGATAG